GCAGTTACAGGTGAATCATCTAACAGCAATTCTCCTCTGTGTAACTGTGCGTCTGGAAGGTTAGTAAAGAAAGGCCAATTCTTAATTGTGTCTAATTGGTCTTGTGTGTAGTTTGCTGGTGTATTTGTAATTGCATCTATGTTAGACTTATCTAAAATTATTTTAGGCCATACACTAACATTATCACTGCTTGAATATAGTTCTTCTGCAATGTCAAACATTTCATTAAAGTTTTCAGGCGACAACATTAGATTAACAAATACAGGACAATAACTTTCTTGTATTACTTCTTTAATATGTTCTAGATTAGCAAACTCTGGATGGTATGAAATAATATAACCGTCTGTGTACTTGCTTATTTCTTTGTAATATTTTACACGCTGACTGCCGTTAGTTAGAAAACTAAATGTGTGACCTTGTTTTTTTACAAGTTTAGCAAAATCTAAAAAATGTTTCCAGTATGTAGGTTCGCCGCCACTCACTCTATAACAGATTTCTTTTGGTACTTTAAAATTTTCAACAAAACGTTTTACTGTTTCCCATTGGGGTTGTCCAGTACTTCCGTTGTGTAAATGATCCGGACAATAGGAACAGCGATAGTTACACTTGTTACTTAATGTCCAACTAACAAGAAACCATTCTTCTTTTGCTTTGTTTTGGTACTCTAATTTCATTCTGCCATTGTGTTGTCTAGTATTAATTTTTGTGTACGCTCATTTAGTTTTACTGTTAAAATAAGACTATACAAGTTATCACTAAAACTAAACACACTATGATCTAATTGGAAGTTTGTGAAGTAAACATACCCTGCTTCTGGATATAAAGGTTTACCGTCAACTAACTGTACATAATTCTCAGGACTGCATCTGCCAAATACTACTAATAGTCTAAAGTATTCTGGACTAGTTCCGTGAAAATCTCTATGTGGTGGGAAAAATCCACCTTGATCAATACGTAATAAATGTACACGCCCGATGTCTGGCGAAAATATATCTACTAGTTTTGCAATTTCAGGAATTTTATTATACACTTCTGTAGGTGTATTAAAGTTTTCTTCCTTCATTTCAACATTGTGATATTTTTGCATATGGCCAAAACTATTAAGATGATAATTGTCCATTACATCACCTGAATGACTAGTTACAGGTAATCCCCAACGATTATTATGCTTGTCTTTTTTAACATTATAAGGACACCAGTTATTTTTAAACTGTTCTAACTGCTGTTCAACAGCATGATGATCAATATGCCATTTGAGTTTTACTTGGTTACCTAGATTAACTAGGCTTTGCCAACGCAACGCTCTTTCTATTTCATTTTGATCCATTATATTCCTTTCCGTAACTGTCGCAAACTAGTTGCATAACACCGCTCCAATCATCAATTGGTTCGCTGTGTATAATTATATGTATCCTTGGTTCATTACTTTTGTTCATAACCTGGTGCATACTTCCTAAATCAATTAGTCTTGCTTCGCCTTCTTGCCATTCTACATTACCATAATTTTCAATATCAAATATTGTACCTTCTGGATGCGTTATAGCAACATTAATACCGGCTAACAGTTGTCCATTTGGATAGTCTTTATGCGGACTAATATGCCCACCCGGGTCAACTATCATTATTCTTACCCTACCGTACTTTTTAAAAGGTATATTCTCAGTAATCCATTTTTTAGTTAAAGGAAAATACTTTGCAACATCAGTCCAAGTTTTTTCTCCTAACATAAATCCCTTTTCTTTGTATGCTTGATCACTGTCGGTCATTGTTGAACTATGACCGTGTAGTGTTAAACTACGCCACCCTTTACCATAATCTTCTCTATGTGGTACTGCAAGATGTAAACTTTGCAATATTTCTTCTCGCATAGCACCGCTTGGCTTTGGTACATCTAATCGTAATGTAGCAAGTCCGCTTTCATGTCTAATCCAATTAAACTGTTCGACTAGATCCATGGTAACACCTTAAACTTATCATCAAGTTTCATATCAACTAGTTCTCTAGCAGGGGCTTGGAAATATATACCGTTAACAGTACACATATCAACATACCATTCAATTTTATCTTCTGCTAGTACTTGCATTAATTTATTTTGCCTTGTTAGTCTTGCTTTTGCATCAAACATAATACAATTAGGCAAATATAAAAATATATTACTTAAACAAAATAATCCTGTTTCACCTTTGCACTTACGCAAAAACTTACGCACTTCTTCTAAATCAAACACATCAAGTTCGTAATATTCTGTTGATGTCATATTAAATGCTTTTTGATGATTTTGTAAAGCCTTAGGACTAATATCAATAACATACATATACTTAGATTCAATTTGATCTACAGTATTGCCACTTGCTAATACAACAGCACAGTCTGGTTTTAAATCTGTTTTAAGTGTTTGTTCTGTATTTTTTCTAAAGTAAACATTATAATTTAATAAACTATTTAAAATAGCCATATCCTTAACTGTATATTTTTCTTCAAGAAAAATTGTACCAATTGGTGTGCCTTCTGTTTTAGAATATGAAATATCTCCCTGACAATTTCCTGTGTGAAATTCAGTAATATTTCTTGCTATATTGTTTAGACTATTATTTTTATAGTCTACTTCTTTCCACGTAATATTATTCATTTTCAATTTTATATAACGGCATTGCAAACTTTTTGCCATCATATTCCACTTCAACATACTTTTCTACAAGACCTATGTGCCACGAATCAATAGTATTATCTGTTATAGTTAAATTGCCACTAGTAATATTTCCATGTGTAATTAAATTTCCTTTACTATCAAGTTTTAATCTAGCACTCATATCGTCATTGTCAGATAACGCTATAATCATTTCAGTAGCAACTGCACCTTGTTTATTATAATCGTCTGCTACAAAAAATTGGATAGCGCCTGTTAACGGACTTTCACTATGACAGTAACCTAAACTATTGCCTGGTTTAGTTCTTGCGTAAACTTGAAACCCACCCAATGTATCACCTGCTTCAACTGGCAGTTTGTTAGTTTGATCTCCACGCGATTTAGAAAGTCCAATAAAGATAGGCGACTTTCCATCTGTAGCACCGTCAAGATATAATAACTGTTCGTTAGCACTTGAACGTACAACCAAGTGTCCGTTTTCTGTGTCTGTACCAATTATAGTTTGTTTGTGTAGTTCATTTGGGTCAATATCATCGCAAACAATTTTAAATCCTACTTCCATAATGCCTCCAGTTCAGGAAACACATCAGTTAAATTTTGTTCCCTAGTATTGTCATTGATTTTTAAATACTCTTTCATTGCAGGAAGTTTATGACTCCAGTCCTCTGAATTCATATAATCTACAAGACCAAACCAACGTTGTCTACCATATGGATTCATTGCAAATTCCATATCACGTTGAAAACTAGTAGCAAAAGTTTCTAGTTTGATTGTTATTTCTTTTTTAAGTTCTTTAGGTAATACTCTTACATTTAGATGACTTGGCAAGTATACCAAATGCAATCCTATAAGTCCTGCACCGTATGGTGCTTTGTTAATTTTTTTAAATTTTTGTGCTAACTTCCATTCAGCAAGATCTGTAACACGATAAATGTTTAATGCTTGAACTGCACACGCAATATTAACTGTAATATTATCTGATGTTTCATCTAGCAGTTTTAGATTCTTTTCTATAGTTTCAAACTTACTAGGGTATCTAATATAATCATTTTGTTCGCCTATTGCATCTAAACTAAAATTAAATTTTACTTCTTTAAACTGTTCCCATAATGCTATTAACTTTTCGCTTATTTCTGTACCATTTGAATTATAACGTAAAATACAGTTCTTTGCGTGACCTTCTGCAACCATAAACTCTAGTATAGCATAATGCTCCGGAATCATTAAAGGTTCGCCACCGGCAAAATACAATTCTTTAATATGCTGTGCTTGATTTTTCATCGTATCAAGGAAACTGCCTTTCTTATACCAAGTATAATCATATGAACTATCCCAGTCTTGATCTTTAAGTAACAAAGGATCTTTATACTGCGGATATTGTAGTTTCCAATCTTTAATCCAACTTGAACTGTCATGTGGTGAACACATTACACATTTTAAATTACACATATTACCTAAACGTAAATCAAAATAAGGAATGTTTACAGGCAAACTTCCATCAAACTGTGTTTGTGATACAATACTATCAATGTCTAAACGTCTGTTCCATACTTCTGTTTCCCAATTACGTTTACTCTTGATACCCTTTGCTTCTTCTTCAAAACACTTACGACAACTTTCAGGTACTTTATTGTTTAACATCTGTAGTCTTGTTCTACGCATATGATCACTATTCCAAACTTCTTCAATAGTATGATCACGAACATTCATAGCAATTCCATCTTTCTTTACAAGACCTGCTGTTTTATCATCATCTTCACCCGCACCACTAGCATTAGCAGTACAACACACACGCACATCGCCGTTAGGACGAGTTGCTAAATGTATCCACGGTAACGGACAAAACTTATCTGAATTGTTCTTTGAATACGTCATATGTTCCACATTGTTTTTTACATTCTTTTAAAGGATTAGTTTTCCAACCCTGTTCTATTTTATTAAAGAAGTTTGAAGAAAAGATTTCTTGCATAGTATTACTATGCAAATTAGGATAATTTCCAAAATGATTCATAAAATCAATTCTACTTGTCGATGTTGGTTGTATGTAATCATGATCTAACCAACAACAAGGAAGTAAGTTTCCATTGGCACCTATGTAAATTGCACGTTCTTCTTTTACTTTACATTTAATTGTGCAAATTTCTTCTGATGCTTTTACTTCTTTAATTTTTTCTTTATGTTTTACACTCTTTTCTGTTGGGTAAAGTGTATCAACTTGTTTTCCTGTTTTATCTAATACAGGTAATACGTCATCTCTAAATCTACTTGTGTTTTTACTGTAAAACTCTTTGAAGCCAATAGTATCTGCTAATTCTTTACACGCTTCTTTTTGATGTGCATTATGACTAAAAATTAACATATCCCAAATAGCATATCCGCCAGCATTGATAAATGATTTTGCATTTTCTATAATTTTATTCCAGTCTGTACCAATACGATATTTACTGTGTGTATCTTCTAATCCATCAATACCAAAACGAACACGCACATTTAAATTAGCAAGATCTTTAAACCATTCTGTATTCCTAGCACTACCGTTTGTATTCATGCTTAAACTAATCGATGGATTTGTTTCACGTAAATATTGAAATATTTCAAGTGTGTCATTTGCAATAATAGGATCGCCGAAATTACCACACATATACAAACGATCTAGTTGACGTACAATGTTTCTTGGAATCCAATTTACAAATGTTCCTAGATCAACTTCGTTTAGTTTAAGGAAAGGATTTAACGGACCGCCTTGTAAATTTCTAGCACACATAGGACAAGAGGCTTGGCACTTTGACGTTACTTCTAAATGTATCGCTCTAATGTCTTCTATATTATACACGTTTCTTACCTATAATCATAAATCTATTATACTTATCGAGCCTAAGTGTTGCACCAGTAAAAACTTTTATTTTAGATTTATCTGAAAAGTTCATTAAATCCTTTGAACAGTTAATATGCTCATCTAACTCATCATAGTCATTACTTTGTAAAACTATAGTAGCATTTTGTGGAACATTGCTTAACCATTGCTCGTACTGTTCTTGTGTAATATGTTCGCAACTTGTATTAATGACAATATCTGCTTCATACTTATAATCACACATATCTGCTGTAACTGATTTAAAACGTCCTTCCATCTCTTGACGTTTGTTCATTGTACTAGCAATTTGTTCGCACTCTGAATCTATATCTACCGAAGTAATATGTTCAACATTAATATCGCTATTGAATATCATACTTGCTAACACACCGTTCCACCCTCCGTGTATTACAATTCTATTTTTGCTAGGCAATGCTGATTGTTCTAGTTGTTCTATTAACCAACGTTTACTACGCAACTGTCCTTTCCAAAAACTTTCAAGTGTGCGATATTTGTCTTCGCTATTGCGTATAGCGTCCATCCAAAACATAATATCATCTAATTCAATTTTCATAATTCATTTACCAGTTGATCAAATAATTCTTCGCCTAATATGTAATACAATGATACAACTACAAATATAAACCATAATAACCAAAACACATAATAGCCTAACTTTGTCCAACCTAAACCTAATACCTTATATACTTTTTTCATAGGAAAATATTTTTCAAATAATGTAGTAATATCCCATACAAATTTAAGCATGAATATCCACATAAATGCTCTAACGTATTTGTTCTTTATATCAGAAACTTTAAAATTTGCTTGTGCTTCTTTTACTTTTTTATCATGCGCCTTGAGGCGTTCCCATAACTTCTTCATAGTTTTACCTTTGGTATTTTGTTATCTGCACTACTAACACAAGTATCAGTAACGCATTTAGATGGTGTCTTAAACAGCGTAAAACCGTGTGTAAGTGTACCTAATGGTTCGTCACTACAACTATATGCCCTCTTAACTTCATTACCGCGTATAATACAACTTTGATATCCTGCATTACAGTTCCACCCTTTAAACTTATTAAATCCAAAAGCATTAAACCGTTCTGCTTGATCTATTTCGTATTTTATTCCATCATTTGTTTCGAGGCGAACTTGTGCGACTTCTTCTCCGTCGATTTCTTGCGGAAATCCTGTTTGTAATTTTTCCAGTTGATCATCTGTATAACCAGAGACCACAAATGACGCAGTAGGATCTGATTGCGGCTTGAGTGTGACATGAATTCCCCTTTCATTTAATCTTGCACATCTATCGTAATATTCGTTAAAGTGTTCTGGAACCATAACTTGATTAACTGTTACAAGTGTATTATTTTCCATAAGCATTAAACACTTATCACCAAATTCTTTTTCGTCAGCAAACTCTGCATGATAACTTGCTGTTAAACTTCTTCTATCCATAACAAAGGTTTTATCTAACCAACGCATCCACCATGACTTGTTAGGAGATAGATTAGTTGTCATGTGAATACTTAAATATGGACTTTTAAAATCTTCATAGTATTGAATTAGTTCAAGTAGGTGTTTGTATGCTGTTGGTTCACCACCACTAAAACTAAAATGAAATTTGCTAAATCCGTTATCATTTGCTTGGCGTTTAATTTCATCTATTGTATGTTTATATGTCTGCAAACTAAAGTGATCTGGTTTGTCTGTATTAGCATAAGGCCAGCAGTAACTACATTTGTAATTACAAAATCTTCCTAGTATCCAACTAACAGAAAACACGCCTTCGTCAAGCATTGTTTTTTGACCAAAGCGTGTAATCTTGTCAAATGGAATTTTTTGAAAATTGCTCATGCAACCAATCCCAATCGTTTATAAGTTTTAAAGACTCAGGCTCATTACGGTGAGCAAGACCAAAGTCACTACCACGGCGAGCACCATCGATACAATAGTTTCCGAATGGTCTGTCCATGCCTTTTTGACACCAGTCAGTAAGTCTAAATAAAGTTTCTTCATCTTCTTCTCTATCAATGATTTTACTAGACAATTTTACACATTCTCTAAATGCACTTTTCCAAGTATTAAAAGGATCTGTATTAAAAGCAGTAATATTGCTAACTTGATCCATTGCTTTAAAGTTATCACTAATACTTGTTGTCATATCAACTGTCTCAGTATTCATTTTTAGTGTTAATGACCGAGGTAATAACTTTACTCCGCCATACCCATAAACTAAATCATTTACAGGATTTTCACAACGCCATACGTGAACTGTATCTACATTGTACTCGTCAACTTCGTAACTAAAATCAAAGTCATCTTTAATAATAGCATCACCGTCTACCACCCAAAACATTTTTGTAAAACATTTTTTTGCCGCGGCAATATGTGCATTATGAATTCCTTTTACACCATGAACACGTTTAGCCATAGGAAACTTTTCTTTTAACTTTGCATATACTTCATCTGCATTGGGTTCTTGCCAACTTATAAAAACTATATCATACATATTTTGCAATATCCTCTGCTAGTTGTTTTTGTATATGTCTATCAACATGACAGTTATCTGGAAACTTATCACTTTTATTCATTAGGTCAATAACAACTTCGTAATCTTCAACAATGCTTCTAAATTCTGTTTCTATACCTTCTGGAATATCCGGAATGTTTAGTTCAGGTCGTTGTCTAGCAAACATACGTAATGCATCTGCCGCATTTTCTGTTAGGTCGGGTCTACGTCTACGTACATTTTCTGCTGTACCCCAAGAACTAATTAACGGAACCGGACGTTCTATAATACTATCCATCCATCCGCGATGAACGTGTTTAATAAAAGTGTATTGTGAAATATCTTCTGGTAATTTTCCCCAGCCTTCAATTACTAACCATGGAATATTAGTTTCTTCATAAATTTTTTGTGCGCCGTCTAGTGCAATTTTAAGCAGGCCGTCATTTATTTCTTTAATTGACTTTGCTTCTGCTACTAGCGGATCACTTTGTTTATGATACTTCTCTAAATCATACAAGCCTGCTTCATCTGGCCATAAACTTCTTTTTAAATCTCTACAAGGCTCTGTTAGCATCCATATAATTAAATCAGGATTATAAAAAACAGGACTTGTAAAGCAAGGTGCTAATCCTAGTGCTTCTTCAACTTTAAAAATACTTTCGAAATTTCCTGCTCCGCCAAAAGCATAGTTAACTGTACAATGACCCATTTGATCTAAATGATAACCAAAGCCTGGCCAAACAACTTGAAAAGGTTTAGGAAAATCACCGCTTAAATATTTTTCTTTATTCCAAGGACGAAACACTTCTGGATCGTTGTTGTTAGCACACCCCGGCCCAGGAATAATTGTTCCCCACTCACCTAGTGCATTGCTATCACCAACTATTAAAATTTTTTTCATCTTGTATTACCATAATGATACACTTTAAGCGTATCAGACTTAAATTCTCTCCACGGGTCAACAACAATACTATCGTCGTTGAGGAAACAATAAAGTTTAGGATGTGCTAGTAAAACAACTGCACTAAAAGGACCTTTTTGCGGACTTGCTAAAGGATCGACTTCAATACAGTGATATCCTAATTCTTTACAGTAGTGTCCTACAAGCAAACTATAACTTCCGTCTTTGTATGGAACATCAGGCTTATACGCAATTCCATTTAACAAAATTGGCAAGTCATTTGCAGAAGCAAGTTTTACCAAATACTTTGCCATATTTTTTGCTTGTACTTCACGTGCATTCATTATAGCATCAAATAGGTCATATTGCAAGTCTAATTGTTGTGCCATAAAACGTAGAGCAATGTTATCTCTTGGGTGACAAGCACCGCCATCGCCCATACCTGCTTTCATATATTTTGGACCCATTATACGTTGTGTACTTTTTGATAATGCTTCAGTAACTACATCAACATCAATATTACCTTGACGTTCTGCAACATCTTGAATCATATTAACGAATCCAATTTTAGTACTAATAAATGTGTTGTAAAAAACTTTAATACATTCACATTCGTCCCAAGTACCAACTTCGTATCTTGGTTTGTTTTCCATTATTGTTTTATAAAAATCAATAAGTTCTTTTGCATCGCCTGTCTTAGATCCGTCTTCGGTTCCAATCATAACCATTTCAGGATTTACCATATCCCAAGCAACTGTACCCATTGCAATTAAGTATGGATTATAAACAAATCTTGGATTAGTAATATGCTGTACAAATTCTCTACGTACTGTACCAGGAAGAACTGTGCTAATAAGCACAAGTAATTGACTGTTATTCATATGTCTGTTTGCTTCGCGTACTACATCAATTACAATATCATACGAAAAATCTTTTGGTTCTAAATGTGCTGTCGGTTGCTTACCGTCATAGTCTGGATGATGGGGTGTAGGTACTGCAATAAAAACAATATCTCTATCATGTACTGCTTCTTTAATAGTTTCTTTTACTGAAACTAAATCGCTCTTAACATCAACTATGTCGTAACCGCTGACATTGTGTCCTTTTTCTGCAATAACTTCTGCACAAGGTAAACCTAATTTACCCAAACCAATAAATCCAATATTCACACTATTCTCCGTTAATTAAGTACGCATATAAATACATAGTATTTATTGGAACCCAGAAACATGAATCGCATCATTGGCTTTTTTCAACATAACGATTTTTTATCGTGTCCGCAAAACACTCTAACCTATGAGTTTTTAAAAGAAGAATTTAACAAAAGTGGTATTGTACACAAGGACATTACCATTTATCAAGGATTGATTAAATATCCTAGATGGCCAAAAACTGCACCAATTTTTAGACAAATGCGTTTATCTCATCTACGTCAACTGAAAAAGGATAAGAAAACATTTTTTATCTTTGATGCAAGTACCGAGGGCTTTAGCACAATTTACGATCAACCATTTTTTGATGTACTGTATTTTAATTGTAAAGAACACGGTGTTGATCCCGAAAGAGTAATTTATATTTCTAGTAATATGCTAGATCATGATAATTTAAAAAGATACAATCAAGAACACGGAATTACTAGAAGCATTAAACTAATGTGCTTTAACAATTTTGAATCTATGTTGTTTGGTGTGCAAGGTGCAAATCTTATTGTGGACCAACACGGTGATATTAATGAACAAGCAAACAAAAGATTAAAAGCAAGTAAAAAAGGAACCAAGTCAAAATTTAAGAATAAACTATTCTTAAGTTTAAGTAGAGTTAATAGACCACATAGAACATTGTCTGCTTGGGAGATATTTCACGGTGACTACTTGTTTGACGGCCTTATAAGTCACGGAAACTTTAATTCTAAATATTTTAGTTGGGATGGTTATGTTAGTCAAATTCCAGGCGACCACGGTATTGAACCTAAACACTTAAGACGCTGGAATAAAACTGTATTACCTTTAGTTGCAGACACAGAAGATTTTATTACAAACCATGCTATGTTCCTTAATACACACTTACACGATCAAACGTTATTTCAAATAGTTAACGAAACGTTTGCTGAAAACTGGCAAGGTACTAGTCAGTTTTGGAGTGAAAAAACATTTAGATCAATGTTTCATATGCAACCATTTATTATTTGGGGGCAACAAGGTGCAAACAAAAAGTTGCAAGAGTACGGCTATCAACTTTTTGACTGCTTTGATTATAGTTTTGATGACGAACCAGACGATTATAAACGCTGGAAAAAGATTTATGCAGAACTAGAAAGAGTAGTCCTTCAATTAAGAAATATGACTTGGGAAGAACAAGTCAAATGGAAATATGCAGAAAGTGATAAACTGTTAAATAATTTTAAAACAATGTTAGCAGGTAAACATACAAGAGCACAATTTTTTGATTTGTGTAAATACATGAGAGATACAGCAGATGGCAAAACAATTAATTCATAATAAACCAAAAAGAATCTTTACATTTGGTTGTAGTTTTACTTCATATATTTGGGGTACTTGGGCAAATGTTATCGGAGCAGAATTTCCTGAGGCTGAGTTTAGAAACTTTGGTCGTTCGGGTGCAGGTAATCATTATATTTTTAATTCGCTAATGCAGGCAGATGCTGTATATAATTTTACACACGAAGACCTAGTTATTGTACAATGGACTAATGTTTGTAGAGAGGATAGATATCTTCCTCAACGTGACGGTTGGCTTGTGCCGGGTAACATTTACACACAAGGCGAGTATGACGAAAAGTGGGTGCAAACTTGGTTTAGTGAGTATGGTGCTTACGTTAGAGATTTTGCATTCATCTATGCGGCAAACGAACATCTAAAACATAAAACACAATTTCATTTCTTGCAAATGATGAAAATTGTTGACTACACCGATCAATGGAACTTAAACAGACGCACACAACATCATGATAAAATTAAAAAACTAGCAGACATCTACAGACCAGTTCTTGAAACTATACAGCCTAGTTTTTACGAAGTTCTTTGGAACAACGATATTCAAAAGAAATTTAAACAAGATAGAAAAACTGTAAACAAAGATTTTCAAGACGGTCATCCTCATATAGTTGAATATTACAATTATCTCAAAGCAGTTTTTAAACATAACTGGCGTGACGAAACCGATGCCGCAGTAGCCGAAAGTTTTAAAAAGTGGGTTACAATGATGAACGGTGCAAGTAAAGGTGTTCCAAAGTTTCATATTTACAGTTCAGGACAAAGATTTGTTGATAGTTGTAACTATGAACTTAGATTGCGTCAATCAGATCAATTAGAACCAATCTTGCATTTATAATAATTCAGGAAAAGTTTCAGCAAAACTTCTTTTACGTATTTGATCGTAGTAAGAATTTTTGTTTGCCCATATAGCATTATGGTCTGGATTATATTCTACATTGCTAATATACTTTAACACACTATTAATAGTTTCTTTGTGTTCTCTATTAGTTATTTTATTGTAATATTCTTCTAAACGTTGTTTTGCGTGTTGTAGTTTTTCTGTTGGTACTGCTGAAACACTATAATGTACAGGATCAACAAGATTATATAAAGTACAACTGTTTACGTCAAATCCATTATCTGTCATATATTCTAAAAAGTCTACAAGTGTAACAATATTAAATGCACTTACTACTGCATTAAAACTCATAATTACGTGAGGACATTCTTTTTTAATAAAATTAAGATTCTCAATAATCTTATTCCAGTCAGTTCCTTCTCTAATGTATTCTGCTTTAGAACCATAATGATCTAAACTTGCTCTTACTTGTACTTTTTTAAATTGTTTCCAGTAATCTGTTACAAGTTTACCTTTATAAGTTAGGTTACTTAAATTAGTATTGTATTGTAATATTGCATCTGTTTTATTTTCAGCAATTAAATAATCTAAAATTTCGTAATGCTTATCTGTTACTAACGGTTCGCCACCTGCAAAATAAAAATCTTCAATATCTTTTAAATATGGCTTAAACTGTTCAAACAAACTGTCATTAGAATCTCCTCCTGCAAATGTATATACAGGAACGTTCTTTCCGTTCGCATTATCTTCTATTGCCCAACTTGAACTGTATGTTGCACTACACGTTCTACATTTAAAATTACAAATATTACTCCAGCGTACATCAAAGTAAAGTAATTTCATTACGTCTAAACTGCCGTCTTGATTAGTTAGTTCACGCACACCTAAATGCTTAGAAAACTTTTTATTATTTTCTTTTCTAAAACTCCAAACATCACTTGCTTCATGTGCCCAGCATTGCGAACATTCGTTTGGTTGTTCACCATTTAGTAATGCAAGACGTAACTTTTTGTATGCTTCGCTATTCCAAATTTCTTTAATAGTATTATGTTTAGTATTTCCTAAAGGTTTGTCCCACTTACCAATACAACAAGGTAACACATTGCCATCTGGATTGACATACATATGGCTCCAGGGTAATATACAAAATGTATCTTTACTTGTACTCATTATAAAATTGCTCTAATTCTGGAAATACACTAACAAGATTAGTTCCGCGTCTACGATCGTATTCTGTAAACCAACGTGAGAAATCTCTACGTGCTTGTTCTAGTTTTTCAGGTTCATAATTAGTAGTTGCCATATAGTCTACAACACGTCTAAACTTTTCATATTCTAAACTACTAAACTTTGTGTTGTCATTATCATCTTTAAAACGCTCTATTAAATCTAAATGGTCTTGCATATATGGCATAAACTTTTCTTTAGGTAAAATATTCATGTCAAAGATTGTAGGTTCTTTTAAATGCGGAGTATCAAATCTAATACGTTGCCATTGTGTTGCATTTTCATTATTATATTTTACACGCCATTCTAAAATCTTTGCTAATAGCAAACTAAAACTTGTAACAGCAAATAAATTAAATGTAATCATAAATGTTACAGGAAAGTTTGTATTAGTTAGATAGTAATCTAAGTTCTTTTCCCATAGTTCAATATCTAAACCAGTACGTGTATATTCTGCACGTTCGCCCCAAGTATCTATACTTGTATAAAGTTTAAAACTTTTAATACAATTCTTTTCTTTTAGTGTGTTAATGCGTTCTACAAGTTTTTCTACTAGTTTAGTTTTAACACCCATATTGCTGTTTACTTCGATTTGAATATGTGGCTTAGGATCTGCTTCCAACTCGTCGAAAAGTCTCCAAGTACTCTTGTGCATTAAAGGCTCACCTCCCGTAATTCTCAAAATATTAAGAGTCTTGGAGACTTCCGGCCACCAATCCCACCATGCTTTCACATAGGGGTTTGATTCTTCATTATCATATAACTCAAACCAGTCAATGTCTTGCCTATGTGCTGTTGACATTTTATATGGTCCATGTTCTTTAATCTCATTATAGTACCTACTGCTAAACTTAGGATGGCAATAACCGCATTTAAAATTACACTCATTACTAAAGTTAATCTCAATATACTCCGGATTTATGTTAAAATCCGCCCCTTTTTGTTTTATTTCCGTAATTCTTTCGGGTCTATAGATACTCGTAGTTTTGATATGTCTATCACTAACAAAGTCTTTGCCCATTGCTTCGATCTTCCAGCAATAGTTACAACCTTCTGGCTTTTGTCCACATAACATCTGCTTACGTTGTTCTTTTTTCTCTTTAGTGTTATGCAATGCACTTGGATTATCTTTTAATTCTTCTAATGGTATAGGGTGCGGAGCAGGATGATAACAACTATGTGTTTCACCTGTTTGTAAATAGATAGTAGTATGATGCCACTTTGCTAAACAAAAAGTAGGAGATGTTTCCTCTTCTACTATCGGCATTATTTCTTTAATTTTATCTAGTTCGCTCATCTAATAACTCTAGGAGTGTTTTCATAAACTGCTTTAAACATTTTACTTTGTCCAGCATCGAAAGGTTTTGGACTAATCGGCAGTCCTGCTTCTCCTAATTTTGCTCCTAGTTCTTCCATTGATTCATCTAATGCCCAAGCATCCTTATCTTTTTCTTTTTCCCACATCTCATTTAAGATTTTAAAGTCTCTAGTTTGTGAAATGTCCCAATCTGTACAATATGCTAGATGACATCCTTGCCTTGCACCGTACACTGACCAAATTCCGTTAGTAACATCTGCACCAACATTCATCCAAATTAACAATCTTTGGTAATTTTGCCACCAAATGTCTTTGCTAAGATCAGAAACTCTTGCACCTCTGTTTAAACTCATCTTAACACCTTCACGGAAGCCTGCTCTCCATGCTTGATGCGGTGTTGAACTAATAATACTAGTGCTATAGTTTTCGTTTAATTGGTAATAGTTGTCAAAATAACAAAATTCAATATTTGTATCATCATTGCCGTCGGTGTTTTCATGTGTTTTCATATTTTTAACGAATTCTTTAGTCCACATTTTTAAACTGCCGTTGCCGTATTTTAATCCGTTAACATCGATGTGTCCACACCAACTAAATTGATAATCATCATCAACGCCCATTACGTCTAAATCTAAAACTACATTTAAAAATTCCGGATCTACAATAGTATCTCCGTCAACTGTTACAAAGTGTTTTGTTTCTGACAAATCTGCACAGGCTTTATGTGCGGCATCTGAACCGTGTACTCCGTGAACACGTTTTGCCCAAGGAATTTTTTTGCATAAATCAACATAATTCTTTTCGCAGTTAGGTTCATCGTAACTTAAGAATATAATATCTTGCTCTGCAATGTTAATCTTCATTTAATTACCTCGTACATATACTTGTCAAATCTTTTAATTGTATAAATGCCAATTGGTTCGTTATCAAATTCAAATTTACTATCAAATGACAATACAATGTACTTACCGTCAACTAAATCTTCAAAGTTAAAAGAGATTGTTTTGTACAAAATGTTTGGATCGTTTTTCTTTGTAATTGAAAAAAACATAATTTGTTTAAAACTTACTTTTTGAGCAAGTATGTTTGCTTTTAAATCTCCGCCAATACTAAATTTCCAACACGTATCTTTTACATTTTTAGTAATACGTATATCTGCGTCTTTAATTTGTTCTTCTTTTACTTCGTATATAAGATCATCAACATAGTAACTATCAATATCAAAGTTGTTCCTAGTTCTTAACTGGTATTCTTTTTTAGTTTTGTTATAATGTACATAATAATATGACATTGGTTCTGTACCATTAACAATACTAGATACCTCTTTTTCTTCTACTGGAATATAACTTCCTTCTTTTGGTTGTGAATTAGTAACACTAATCAAGTCACCATTTGTAGGATTAAAGATAGCATATCTTTTATCAATAACAACAGGAGGTCTCATTGTAATCATAGTTTTAACACTCTTTCATACTTTGAAATCTTATCTTTTGATGCAAACGTTTTTTCAGTATAATGAAAAATGCCTGTTTGAGCATGATTTCCTATTTTTAATTTAAGGTCATCTGTTAGATAACTACCAACTCTACTTTGCCAAGTAGCACTTGGATTGTACCAACCTTGTATTCTAGGCTTCATGTGTGTAAAACTTGGTATGGTTGCTTTCTTATTAGTAATTTTTTCTTCACAGTCTAGTATCTTTGCAACAATAGCCGCACTTAAATCTACTGATAGTGATTTCTGATATAGTTCTTTAGCATATTTTCCATAAAATAGTTCCCAGTTATTCATAACTAGTTCTAACCAAGTATAAAATTCTTTTGCAAAATCACTCTTTTTAAAGTAATGAAACCCTGCATATAAGTTTGGCAGTTCGTTAGCAATAAAAGTTTTACGATAATAGTTATCTACTACTTCATCTCCTCTATAAGTAAACACCTTGCTTACAAAATATAGGTCATAATTACTTAAAAAGTTCCACCAACTTTCTAAATCTTGCAATACAACCATGTCTGTGTCCATTACAATAGTTTCATCATACGGACTAGCATGATAAATTTTCCATCTATTCTGTACTTTCCACTCTGCTTCTATTGCACTATCTTCCCAGGGGATTTCTTTTATACAATCAAACAGTGATACATATTTTTCAGGAACTTCGTCATTGGTAATTAGGCAAATTTTAGGATCTTTTTGTGTAGCGTGTAAACTCATTGCTAACAAACAAGCCTGTTTTACATAATCGTCTTCACTGTTTTGTGCAATGAATACAAATCCTTTACTCATTATCAATAATCCTTGTTAAACTAAACTTGTTCATAACGTGTACATTACTACCTTTAATCCTTAAAGGCGTATATTCTCCTAAATGGTCTTTCTTTTCGATTAAGAACAAAAAGTTTTCTTTATCAAGTTCCCATAGAATATCTCTATCAGTAGTAAAATACTTTGTTCCTGGCAGAGGTGTTGCAAAGTCTCCATGTTGATAACCATTCATAATATGAATAGCAATACTAAACACCCAATCGTTGCGAAATGTTCCTTTATTAATTTGAAATATACTGTTATAGTGTTGCCAATTTTCTTGAATATGCTTTGTTAAGTTAAAATATGTTTCTACTTCTTTGCACTTTTTAAAATAAACTACTGTTGCCCAATAAAAGTCAACACTTGTTTCGCTAATATTTTTAAATTCTGCTACTTCTCTAAAACCTGACAAATCTTTTGCATCTTTGTATATTTGAAAATTGTGGTCTGATGTAAAACACTCTTTAAATAAATCGTTAGCAATAATATAATCGCTATCCAACATTAATGTTTCGTCATATGGTGTTAGATCGTATGCTTGTGTTCTTAGGTCGTTTTTAAATTCTAAGTTTTTAAAGACATTACTTCCGTCATAATATCTTTTGTTACTAATACCTTGTTGAAAAGGCACTTCAATTACTTTATCCCACACTTCTTGGTAATCAGGATACGCCGAATGCAAGTATTCAATACTGTCTGTAACAATACTTGTAGGTATACCTAAATATATTTTAATACGTTTTGCTAAAAAGTGTGCTTGTTTGATGTAATCTATTTGAGCATTGTTTCTAGCAAAAATTAATGCTCCTTTACTCATACTCTACAAGTCCAGATACTTTCCTGTTAGTTCTAATTTTTTCGTATTCTGTGTGATATTCGTTAGTTGCTGTAAAATAAATGTCTAATGCTTCGCTATAAAAGTCATCAATTTTTTCAATACGTACAGGAATATCATTATCGTCAATTAACACAACGTTTTCTTGACCCGACTGTACCAACATATTACAAAAGTTTAGTAGTTCTTTTGTTACACTAAATTGTCCACCATTAAAATAATAGACGTTTGTTTCATAGAACTTTTCTTTTGCTACTCTTTTTTGGTTATTTAGGGTAGTCATATAATTGGCAAAGTCTAATGCTTTTTCTAATCGTTCGTCCATAAGATCTCCTTTAGTGTATTATACACTATTTAGATCTAAAATGCAAGGATTAAGTTAGATTTGAACTTGGTTCGTTAGTATATGTAGGTGATTGGACTTCAACAGCATTACCAGTTGCTCTTAATTGAGTAATTGTGCTGTTAAGTGTACCCAAAACGTTTTCGTCTGTATTTGGGTTACCTGTGTTATCATCGTTAAACGTTACTGTAAATCTAACACTAGTAGTACCATTTAGTTGTGCTTCGATTTTATAGTTGTTTGCGGCATAGTTTCCGCTACCGTTTTTAATAAACACTTGTTGTGGACCTGTTGTAAGATCATGGAAACCAATTGCACTACCAGTACCAGTTCCTGTTGGAAGTGTTGACGTGTAGTTAAATTTAACTGTACCAATGTTTACCAACATTGTCATCCAGTCAATAGTTTTAGCACTAGTTCCTGTATATGTAATATTAGACGCAAGTCTAATTTCGCCACCTGCATTGAAATACTGTCTACGATGATCTGCATCTGCAAATACTACATCAAAAATATGAGATAAAGTACCATTCCAGTTTTGTGTGTACTGTGCTTGTACTCCTGGTTCTGCACTTGCTTGTGAACCAGCAATAACAAATTTGTCATTTTCTGCTGAAGTAGTTAAGTTTTCAAACTGTACAACACCTTTTTTGTTAATAGTATCACTATCAAGAATAATGTCTGATTGATTAATAAAAGCAATTTCTGTAGGCTGTGTACCTGTTTGGTGAATTCTGGCGTTTGCTAAGTCAGTATAAAGTGTTTGCATATCTGTTGCTAACACAATAGCGTTAGTTGCTACCTGAGAACTTGCTAGGTTTTGACCATATCCGTCATCACCGGAGCCTACTCCCATTACTGTTGCTACACGAGATTGCAAGTTGTTATACCTTGCGGCTGTAATAATATCACCGACTGCCATT